AAATATTTATTAATGAGTTTGTTCATTACTGGAATGTACTGTGCAATAATTCTTGCTTTGATACCACCGTCCTTCAATATAGTCGAAAGGACACCCAAGACACTTTGATTGTCTAGTAGTTCTGCACGATCCTTTTGTAAAACCTTTAATTCTTTTTCAAAAGATTTTAATTTTGATGTATCAACTTCTTCGACCAATGCTTCTGCATTGTCTAGATCATTTTTGTAAGACACAAGTGCATTCTTCGCAATCTTGATCTCACCACGGTTCTCTTTGATTTCTAAATTTTTGTTTTGAATCTCTTTTTCTATCTCTGAGATTTCTGCAATACGAGATTGGTATCCTTCGATTCGTTTATCGATTTCAACCATACCGCTCTCAATTTGGACTTTCTTGTCTTCTTTTTCTTGGATAACTGTTTCTTTAAAGTCATGTTCGATCCCCTGTTTGCAGACAGGACAACTATCATTATCATGGTAGAAGTTCAAGTCTTTTACGAAATTGCGCAGATTGTTACTCAAATCCCTACGAATGTCTGTAGCTTGCGCAAACTTGTTTTCAATACCTTCTTTGTCAGATATTGTTTCATACAGAGATGCAATCTCTGTTTCGATTCCTTCAATAAAATTTTTACATGAGTCAATCTTATCCAAGTGAACCTGCATCTTCTCACGAATCTTTTCTACTTCAGTTTCACGGATCTTACGAATAGACTCATTGTGTTCCTGTGCGCTTTCAATTCGTTGATTGACCAAATCGCTCTTGTAGTCATTATCTGTCAAGTTTGCACGGTTCTCTGCAATACGATCCTTCGCAAGAAGGTTCATAGTACTGAACACTTGGATATCAAGAAGATCTTCAATGATTTCACGACGAGTGGACGCAGGAAGTTCCATAAACGGAACATACGTTGCACTACCAAGCACAACGATCTGATTGAAAGATTTGTAATTGATACCAAGAATAGATGATTCAAGATACGCTTGATAGTCTTTGACTGCAGCATCTTGATCAACCATTTTACCGTCTTTGATGATCTCAAAGAGATTTGGTTTCATTCCACGTCTGACTGTGTATTCGTTTCCACCAACACTAAAGTCGATCTCAACCATAAGGTCTTTCTTGTTGATGGAGTTCATCAACTGACCCTTATTGATCTTGCGGAAAGGTTTACCATACAACCCAAAAGTAATTGCGTCCAATAGTGTAGATTTCCCTGCACCATTAGTACCGCTTATGAGTGTTGTTGGTTTCCTATCTAGATCAATTTTTGTGAATACGTTACCAGTCGAAAGTATGTTCTTATATCGAACTTGTCTAAAGTGTATTCTCATCCAAGATTCAAAGCCTCAAAATATAATTCATTTACCAAAGATTTGATCTTTTGCTTATCGATGTTTGTATCCAAACCATCGATGTATTGATGCAAAATCTCTTTTGTATCCTTTGTCTCATCTAAGATTTCTTCCGCACCTACGTTTTCGAGGTTCAAGGAATCGTCAATAGATTTGATATCCACTGCACCACTCTCTCCAAGTTTGTTCATGAACAAGTCATAGAGATATGCATTGGTACGGTTCTTGACAATCACCTTGATATACGCATCTTCCAACATAGACACGTCGAGACCGTTAATGTCATCGACAGTCATGTCTTCATCGTCGTAATCAATCTTGTGGAATATTCTATACGGATTTTCTACAAATGTCAAGTCTTTTGTTTCGGTATCAAAAGTATGGAACCCACGTTTACCACCATAGTCTGACCAAGTCATCTCATATGGCGCACCAAGGTATTCAATGTTTGAGTACTTTGATGGGTGATGGAAGTGTCCAGAAAAAACGTTTTCAAAAGATTTAAATACATCCATGTCGAGACCATGTGTACATACAGTACCTCGCATCATCTCGAAACCCTTTACTTCAAGATGTCCTAATAGAACATCTGCATCTGTATTCTCAACTTTTGTTAGAATTGCATCACGATTATTTTTTGTGATCCAAGGCGTCATCAAAAACTTTGTTGAACCTTTCTGCAGTTCAACCGCTTCGTTTTCATATAGGGTGAAGTTGTCGTATTCACGCAACAACAGATCCATACTGTTGATGTCATTTGTGTTTGTATAATATACTGAGTGGTTACCCACCAGTGCATGGTATTCGATATTACGTTTAGCGAGTTCGTCAAAGAAGAACTCTTTACCACGTTTCAGTGTGTTGTAGTTGATGAACTTTCGACGATCAAAAGTATCACCCAAGTCAAACACGGTATCAATTTTATTCTCATCCAAATATGGAAAGAACACATTGGCAAAAAATCGTTCTTGATTGTCTAGGAATACCTGACTATCTCCACGAACACCGATGTGCATATCTGTTATAATCGCAATCTTCAAAGTTTACCCTCTTCTCTCATTTGCGCTCTAATCTTCGTCGCTGAAATATCATGGATATCTTTGCCTAGATCGTGTTCAGTAAAAGTATAACCTACTCCACGACCATAACTGATGTCTACGATATTTGGTACACGCATTATAACATACTCTTCTTCATATGTAAAGCCCTCTTTTTCAAGAGCGCCTTTGATGTTACTTTCTACAGTGTTCCAAGTAAAAGGGTTGTCGTTCTGTTCTACAGTTCGTCCTGCACCTGCGTCTCCATCAAAATTGAAGACATCACGACACATGATCACAACTTGACCAGTCTCTGCGAGTGCACGTTTGAATAGTTCTGTGTGACCATCGTGCCAAGGTTGCCAACGACCCAACATCTGAGTCGTTGGTTTCTTCCAATCAAACATATCTTTACCTTGTGTAATCCAAATCCAGATATTTCTCTAATACCTTTGCTAGTTGTTGATGAGTATCGTTGAACCATTTAGAGACATGATAATCATATTCATCTATAGATGGTTCCTCAAACATTTTATTTGTGTCCTCAAAACGACCCTCTTGAATTGTGTCCATCCAGACTGCGAAGTCAGCACGGAAGTTTTGTCTCGCTTCATATGTCGGACAAATGAAATCCGCAACTGCAACTTTACCTGCCTTGACAACACCGTCTGCAAGATATCTCATACGTGCTGCTTGACGCATACGTCCCTCTGGTGAAAAGTCCCAGTCGTTGTATTCTTCACGAACACGATCCGCATTTAAATGGACACCGCCGACGAGTTTCGCCAGCGGTTCTGCAAGAGTAGATTTGCCTGCACCTGGCAGACCAAAGATTAAGATCTTCACGCTGCGGTTTCCTCTTCGCCTTTCAAGTCGTGTCCATGTTCATCACAAGGGATAATTTGTGGACTACACTGCATTTCAAACATGTTATCGACAAACTCCCAACCAAGTTCTTCAACACCTTCTTGGTAGTCTTCTTCCCATGCTTCTTCTGCTTCTGCGATCCAGATTTCCTGTTGTTCATCATCAATATCTGTCTGGTATGATGTAACTGACCAGTCTTCCCAACAACCATCATCACAATATAACATTTCCATATTATAATCTTCAGTGATATCAACAAAATCATCCGATTCGTTCGGCAACACCTGAGACATAATCATTTCAAGTAGAGTTGTGTCAGGATCTAAGACTTCTTCATCGTTTTCGATAATGGTGTGTCCATAATCCATCGCCCAGTTCAGAATTGCATCTTCACCTTCATACCCCTCTCCTTTGAGATATTCCAAGGCTTCTTCATCAGTCTCTGGAACAGATACCAAAAAAGATCCCCAACGCCATCCTAGTTCTTTACGCAAAAAGACTAGATTTCCATCTTCATCGTGACGTTTAAAAATATCAAATTCTACTACAGATTTTTTATAAGTGGGTTCGATACGATAATATTTCATTTTAGTTCCTCATTTCTTTTTAGCGAGTTTACCTTCAAACTCATCGATAAAGTCGTTTATATAATCTGGTGGTTCTGACATTGTAATAAGTCCTTCACTACCATCCACGACTTGCATATCCGACATCATTTTCTGTGATGATTTAAATCGAATGTAAAGTTGTTTCTTTTCTTTTTGGATCCGTCTTAGAAATGCATACCAAATGATCTGTGTAAAGTAAGCAAATGGATTCTTAGATTTTTCTGGATCAAAATTGTGAATATATTGTAGACAGTTTTCAATACCATCTGAAATCATATCTTCTTTATAGGAGTAACCAGAAAAGTTTGGTTTTGTTGCAAGACGGTTAGCGATCATAAAGATACACTCACCGATATAGTCTGGGACTCTGGGGATCTCTTCCCCCGAATCTTCTGCCTCTTTACACGCCTCTTTATATTGAATAAGTGATTCCAGAAGGTCTTTGTTGTTGACGTAATTTCTCTTCTTAGACAAACGAGTCCTCCTTCTGTTGTGTTGAAATCCTTGACAGTATACTACATCATGTAAACATTGTCAAGTAAAAAATTTTTTGAAAAAAGTGCTTGACTTTTGTGTTGACAACCGTTATAATCGAGCCATCGCTTTTAGAAACACTTTAAGGCCTTAAATTTCAACTGTGTAAATCTTGAATGGAAATTCTTGATCTGAGTAGATCTCTATGCGTTTTCTGAAGTGGTTCATCGTGTAGTTCGTAAACGAACCAGATGACAAATCATCTGCAATATCATATAGGGTAGCTTTGTCTGCATCGTTTCCTTTTCTGAGGGAACGACCAATCGACTGTAGAACTTTGATCTCAGACTTTGAACCAGACGCAAAAATCACATTGTCCAGTTTCCGTAAGTTCACCCCAGTAGAAAAAACACCATATGATGCGAGGATGTCGTGTTTCTTTTCTGGATC